GGATCTTCATTGACGATATTCTCGTGTCTTCAACCTTCGTTGCAGATATCGATGAGATGAAGAACCACTACGATGTTCGCTCAATCTACTCGACTGAAATCGGTCGATCATTGGCTTACACCGCAGATAAGAACTTGATCCGCACCGTCATCGGTGGCGCTCGTGTAACTACAGATCGCTTTGGTGTTGCTTCAGGTACTGATACTACTTATCTTGGTGCTATTTCCAACATCGGACACGCGGGTGGCTCCAACGGAATGCATTCGGCATCTATTCTTGCGGGTTTTGCAAATGTTGCTCGAAAGATGGATGAGCGTAACGTGCCAAACGATGAGCGGTTTGCAGTAGTTACCCCTGAAGTTTACTATCTGTTGCTCGGTGGTAACAGCGATGCAATTAACCGGGACTTCTCCCCGGACAACGGTTCGATTGCAACGGGACAGATTGCTTCGGCATACGGCATCCGTATTATGAAGAGCAATCACATTCCACAGACCAACGAAACTAGTGGTAGTGGTACTGTGGATCCACTTGCGGGTGCAGCGGGTGTACGCAATAACCCAAACGGTGGTTCCCTTAAGTACTCCGGTCTTAACTACAACACCTCGGCGGCAAAGACGCAGGGAATCATCTTCCACCGTGAAGCCATTGCAACGGTGAAGTTGCTTGATCTGTCTCTTGAGACTGACTACATCATGGAGCGTATGGGTACGCTGATGTTGGCTAAGTACGCAATGGGTCACAACATTCTTCGTGAAGAGTGCTGCTATGAACTCCAAAGCGCGTCCAACGGTACTGCTGCCTAATTGAGTTACTAGTTTTTAAGAGAGGGTGGTTCCCTAAGTTGGGTTCCACCCTCTCTTTTCTTTGTCTATCTTTCTAGGATCCTAGAATGGCTCTAACAAAAACAAATAAACTACAGGCAATCAACACGATGCTTTCGGCGATTGGAGAGCCACCTGTTAACTCGTTGGCAGCCCAACGTGCAGACTCGCTGATTGCTTTGACCATCCTAGATGAGACCACCCGCGACATTCAGTCTTACGGATGGCAGTTCAACACCGATGAGAATGTGGTGATGACCCCTGAGACAACTACCGGGTTCCTCTACATTTCCGACAGTATCGTCCGCGTGGACATTGCCTACACAGATGACACCGTTGCCCTTGAGGTTGTTATCCGTGGCAATCGCCTGTACAATCGGTTGACCTCGTCCTTCGTCTTTACAGAGGCGCTAACGACTACACAGGTAACCCTGCTAGACTTCGATGAAATGCCTGAGATCGCCAAGCGATATATTACCATTCGTGCCGCTCGTACCTTTCAAGATCGTGTAGTAGGCTCGTCCACACTCCACGCATTTGAAATGCAAGATGAAATTACCGCCCTTGCACGATTGACTGAATACGAGAATGAGGTTGGTGACTACAACATCTTCCAAAGCGAAAGTGTTATTCGTCCATTCCTTCGCCAAGGCTCTTACAGGATCTACTAATAATGCCGCTTATTACAACTAGCATTCCAAATCTTGTCGGTGGTGTCAGCCAACAGCCTCCCGCTATTCGCGCTAGTAACGAAGCCGAAGTTATTGAGAATGCAGTTCCATCGGCAGTAGAAGGTTTGCTAAAGAGGGCTCCTTCGGAACACCTTGCATTTATTACTGATGCGTCCGGAGCCGGACTTGTGGCTAATACGGTAGAAACTCCTTTTGTTCATCTGATTGAACGCGATGAGACAGAGCGGTATGTTCTTGTAGTGTTGAAAGACGGTACTCCTGCTATCTATAACCTTGCAGGGGTACGGCAAACCTTGACGCTTGCTCCCGGCGCTAGTTTAGGAACTGCCTTTCACTATCAGCGCAAAGCGGTTACGATTGGTGACTTAACTTTTCTGCTCAACACTACGCAGACAGCATTAGCAGACACAACGCTATCCCCACAGACTCCCGCACTTCCGCTTAGAAACGGACTTATTTGGATTAAACAATCCAACTACGACCGCCAATTTACTGTAGATATATTTCCCGTAGATGGATCGCTTCCGCAGACAAGATTTCAGTTTAGAACTCCAAGTTCCGGAGACAACGGTACAAGTTATGTAGCAAGTGTTCTGTTTAAAGGGGCGCTTCCTCCCGCAACTATTATTGCAACAGGCATCGTCGGAACCATTGTCAATGATGTTTTAACTGTTAGTGCTGTGGGAACGGCTAACCTACAACTTGGACTTGAAATCTTTTCAAGTGCTACTAACACAAGCACCACAGGCGTTAATGGCGTAACTACATCACTATTGGCACAGCAAATTGTAGGTTTTGGTACTAACGGTGCGGTACCTAGTAATGGCGGGGTAGGTACCTATAAACTAAGAAACAACACCGGGACAAGCACAAAGAGTTTTACTACGGGGGCAGGAACTGCAATTGAAGCCCGAACGCCTGTCTCCGGAGGTATTTATGAAGGAACACCTATTGGCGTAAACACCTCAGGAGGCATCGACTCAAGTGGAGGTTACTTTAGCGGAAGCGCCCTCTTCAACAACGTCATTCATGTTGTAGGTAGTGTTGATTTTAAAATGGGTGTAGGAGATTCAATCGGCGGCGCCGGAATTGTTCGTTTTAGAGCCAAAGCCGAGCGGTTTGAAGACCTTCCTCCGGAAGCCCCGCACGACTATATGTTGAAGATTGAAGGTGTTCCTGAAGACGAGACTGATGATTATTGGGTAAAGTTTGTAGCCGAGAATGGTACCTTTGGTACCGGAGTATGGGAAGAAGCCCCTGCTCCCGGTCTTAAGTACCTTTGGCAATACGATACTATGCCTTTGATTTTGATTAGACAGGCTGACAACACTTTCCTTCTAAAGCAAGCAGATGGTGTTACAGGAACTCCGGGTTCAGGTGGGGTTGCTGCCGGAGCCGACTATTCAGCCTTCAAGTGGGAACAACGCTATATCGGTGACGATAAGACTTGCCCCTTCCCTTCGTTTACGGGAAGCAAGATTCAAGACATGGTGTTCTTCCAAAACCGTCTTGGTTTCCTATCAGGGGAAAACCTTGTCTTCAGTCGTGTAGGTGAGTTCTTTAACTTCTTTAAAGAATCAGCAACGATTACGACAGATGCAGATCCAATCGATATTGCCTCTAGTAGTCCGCGTGTTGGTAAGGTAATGGCGGCGGTTCCGTTCAACACAGATCTGATTATCTTTACGCCCACAAGTCAACTTGCCCTACGAGCCGACAGCGTCTTTACTCCAAGTACAGTCAGTCTTGTTCCTGTAGGTGAGTTTGAGAACTTATCCTCAACAATTAAGCCTGTACCAACAGCCAACTCTATTTTCTTTCTGTACAGCAATGGTGGCTTTGTGGGTATGCGCGAACTGATCCCGCAACCTGCCCTTAGTGGCGCCTACCTTGCCGATGAACTAACTAGCCGGGTACCTCAATACATTCAAGGTCCTGTTACCTGCCTTGCTGCTGCTTCCCATGACACCTTTAATGTTGTTGTGGCTAACGGCGATCTGTACGGCTATCGTTACTTTTTGACGAATAGACAGAAGGCGCAATCAGCGTGGTTTAAGTTCACCTTTAACGACACTTCATCCCTTGCAAACACTAAGGCTAATGTCGTGTGGGCAGGGTTTGTCGAGTCAGACCTCTACGCCGTCTTCCTTCGTCCTAAGACTTCTACAACAAGTTGGCTTACCTTAGAGAAAATAAAGGTTGGTTTGGGAACTAGCGACACTTTGGTCTCCGGAGTAGACACTACAACCTTCCTTGATCAACGTAATTATTTTGCTACTAGCGCCTCAAATGCAGGGGTGTATGACTCCATTACCAACACAACGACCTTTACTTTGCCAAAACCACTAAGTTATAGTTCTACTTTAACGCAAGCAGTTTCTTCAATTGGTTATGTAATTCCGATTGTATCGGGAACGTCTTACGATGGGGCAAGCCCTTCAACCCAAGCCACCCTCACCGTGCAGGGCAAATGGGATGATCAAAAGGTTTGGATTGGCACTAAGTACAGTATGAACTACACGTTCTCTCCGTTCTACCTGCGAGATGTCAACAACGACAGTTCCTTTGTTTCCGGTAGGTATCAACTGCGGTATCTATCTGTTCAATACGCGGAAACAGGCTTCTTTAAAGTGTTGGTTACAATTAAGAACGAAACTCCCTATGAGTACTTCTTGACTGCCAACACCGTAGGACTGATGGTTCTTAACGCCCCCGCAACGGCTTCAGGAACCTTTCGGATTCCTCTGTATTCCAAGCATGACAATTTAACGGTTAGCGTTGTGAACGATTCACCTTTCCCTTGTAAACTGCTTGCGGCTGAACTTGAAGGGATTTACGAAACCCGTGCTACGCGTAGTTAAATGATTACTATCTATCCCACAATGCCGGAAGATGTGCGTCCAATTGCACTAAACTTAAGACAGGCTGATCGTGATGAGATTCAAGCCGGAAGCGGAAGATCTCCCCTACAGGTTGTTGGCGATTCTGTAGGATGCAGCACCGAGGTCTACACCATTTTTGAAACAAAGACCATGCTTCCGTGTGGTATCTTTGGAATAGCGCCATCACACTATGCTCCCCTCGCCACACAAATATGGTGTCTAGGTACGGATAAACTGTCTTTTGTTGGTGTTGGGTTTTTAAAAGCGTCAGTATTTTATATTAACAAATTTCAAAAGCAATATCCTGTTTTAACCAATGTGGTTGATTGCCGTAACACGGTGCATATTCGTTATTTGGAATGGCTTAAGTTTAAGTTTATTCGTATACTTCCAACATATGGTGTCGAACAACGCCCCTTTGTTGAGTTTTGCCGCATAAACCAAAGTCCTATTGTGAAATCTATTTAAGGATTTGAATCATGTGTGAACCTATATCAATCGGTTTGGGGATTGGAGCGGTAGCCTCCGGGGTAGGCATTGCTGCACAGAATAAAGCAGCAAGTGAGCAGAACTCTTATCGTAAGCGTTTGAGGGTTGCCGGAGAACAGAATTACAAGAACAACAAAGAAGCGGTCATCAAGGACATTGGACTTCAAATTGATCAATTAGGCTTGCGCGAACTTCAAGCCCGTGCCGCAACGCGCCTTGAACTAGAGGGCATCTCCCGTGCCGCTAAGAGTGCTTCTGCAACCTCCGCTGTAGCCTTTGGACGCGCAGGGGTTACAGGACAATCGGTTGAGTTGCTGCATCAACAGTTTTCGCGAGATGTTCTTGAACATGAATCAGCCTTCACTCGCACTCAAGACAACATGAGACAGCAGTTCTCAATGGACGCTCAGGGAATCTACGCTCGTGGTGAGGCTGCTATTAACGCAGGTACTCCCGCTCCGCTACCTCCTGTCCAAACCGTGTCTCCTGCAACAAGCATTATGAACGGCATCAGTACAGGCTTCAGCGTCTACGGTGCGTTGGGATCCTTTAAGACACCTCCCGGCGTAGGCACAGCGGCTCCACCTCCTCTTCTAGCCCGACAGCAATAGAACTACAAATATGGCTCTACCTAATCCTTCTCTCGGCGTTGTAGCGCAACCTGTCAGCACCTATGTGCAACCTGTGGCAGCCGCTGCTGAACTCTATGATCAGCAATCTGTAAACCTTGCTTTGATGTTCAGCGAGTCGTTCAGCAACCTATCGGTATCTGCTGCACGGTTTGCCGGATCTCTTAAGCAAGATCAGAATCAAGCAGATGTACAACAGGGACAGTTCCTTGTTAACAGCAATCGAAAGTCTTACAAGGATTTAGTTTCTAGTGGTCAGATTAATCCCGCAGAAAATCCGTGGCTTGCTATTGGCGCCCAACAGGCTAGTGGAGCCATTGAAGGACTGAATGCTCGTGCGGACTTCCAACAGCGGTACAACGATCAGGCAGCCCAAAATCCGGACTTCTTTAAGGACTCTAGTCATTTTAATGCTTTGGCTAGTACTTTTAGTAAAGAAGCCAATTCAAGAATGGGTGACTCGGCTTATCTGAGTTCTGCTTTTTATGAGTCGTTTAATCCTTTTGTTGCAAGTATGGGGATGCGCCACCTTGAGAATGTAACTAATGAACAGCATCGTGTTATTGCCAATTCAATAGATGCGCGGGTGTATCAGGGACTAACTGATATGCAAGACCCTCAACGAGAACTTGAGGCTAAACAGTCGCTTATAAAAGGAATTGATGACGCGGGGGCTGTTGTAGGTTACAAGGTAGCAAACAACCGAGTAATTGATAACTTTATTGAATATGCCGCAAGCGGGGATATTTCCGGAGTTATGAATATCTTCAACAATTTGAATGTTGGAAGCGGACCGCTTTCGGAAACCTCTTATGCCCTTGAAAAAATTGCTGTAAATCAAGGTCGCATTGATGCCAACAACGACAGGCTTGCTGTTCAGAAGAGAGCGGACTTTGAAAATTGGGGAAACACCCAAATTCAAGCCATGCTAACCGGAAGCATCACCGAAGAAGATGTTTTTAAAACTTTTGATGCTTCAGGTGGTTCGCAGGAACAGCGTGATTGGCTTATGGGTCAAATGCAAATTACCCGTACAAACATGATTACCACAGGAATGCTTAATCAACAGAAGGCAGTTGAAACCATCATTGAACGCAGCGCAGTACTTGAATCGGCTCCTACAACAACCAAAGCAAGACGCCGTACTACAGAGCAAGAAGCATTTGCTAATGGCTACATAGCATTACAAAACCAAATGAATAAACCCGGCTCTGTTATCTT